TGCAGTAACTGATTTTAGCAACTAAAGGAAAGTAACTAATAATGGCTAATGTATTCAAACCAAAAAGGTCTAGTACGGCATCATCGGTTCCAACCACTAGTAATCTTGCGGATGGAGAATTAGCCGTTAATAGTGCGGATCAAAAAATATACCTTCGTGATGGCAATAGTATTGTAGAGGTTGCTAATGCTTCTGGTGGTAGTAGTGGAATCTCTAATGTTGTAGAAGACACTACACCACAACTAGGTGGTAATTTAGATGTTAATGGTAAAAATATTACTTTTGGAGATAGTTCTGCTTCAACCGATGATAGATTGACTTTTGGAGCAGGAACAGATCTTTCCATCTATCATACTGGATCAAGTTCAAACTTCATTGATAGCGGAATTGGTGCATCCGGGTTAAAAATTAGGGCAACTGTAGGAAATATAGAATTTAAACTCAAAAATTTAAGTGATGATACTCTTAAATTAATTGAGGACGGTGCTGTTGAACTTTATTATGATAGTGCTAAGAAACTTGAAACTTCTTCTACTGGTGTAACCGTAACTGGTAATATTGCTGTAAGTGGAACTGTTGATGGACGTGATGTAGCAACTGATGGAACTAAGTTAGACGGAATCCAGAGTGCCGCCAAGAATTTCAGTCTTTTATCCTATAATAGTGTTGCATCTACATCTAACGGAAATGGATCTGTATCTGTAAGCAACAATGTGTCCGGCGGTTCGATGACGGGGACTGTCACCTTTCACCCGCCTGATTTAAGTGCATACCTGAGAAGTAATGCAGCAGATACAGCTTCTGGGCTGATTACATTCACGCATGATGATGGTATATGGATTAAACCTAGTACGAATGCAACTGGTGCCCAAATACGATTTAGCGACCAGTCAAGCGGAAGTTATGCACAATACGGCACGATTGAGTACTTGCATGCTGATGGTGCCGTAACCACTACTGGTGGCAACTCAAATGACGGCTTCATCATCAAAGGGACCGAGACAAGAACAGTAGTCAAGGTTGAAGGGGATATTATTGCCACCGGTACGATCTACGATGGTACAGCACGAGTTCTTACAACTGCTGATGAGGGCTCAGGTAACGGCATTGACGCCGATACTGTCGATGGACAACAAGGCTCTTATTACCTCGACTACAACAACTTCACAAACACACCGACAATCCCAACCAATAATAACCAACTTACTAATGGTGCTGGTTACCTTACAACTACAGATAAGGGGGCTGGTGGATATACTATTTACGGTTCTACCTCCAGTTCAAACCATAATTTGCGTATTGGAAATGCTAGCACTAGTGGATTAAATTATATCAACTCGTATTATGGTCCATTAGAACTTGATATTGTTGGGTATGATGGTACTGAATATATAGATATTCGTACTCTAAACAGAACATGTCTTAGAGCAACTGCTTCAAGTTTTACATATCCATATTCTATTCAACTTTATTCAAATGAATCGTTAAAACTACAAACTGTTCCTGCTGGTATTGAAGTAGTAGGAACAACTGATACTGATCAATTAATTGTATCTGGTATTGCAACCATTTCTAGTCTAACTTATCCGTCCTCTGATGGCACTAATGGGCAAGTTTTGACTACAAATGGTAGTGGAACATTATCATTTACAACAGTTAGTGGTGGAGGAGGAGTTTCTGACGGCGATAAAGGAGACATAACAGTATCGGCATCTGGTGCAACATGGACTATTGATAATGATGCGGTTACTTATGCTAAGATGCAAAATGTTACTACGGCAAATCGCGTTCTTGGCAGCACTAGTGCTGGTGGAATAATAACAGAACTACAAGTTTCAACTAATATGATTGCTGATGCTGCAGTTACTTCATCTAAGTTGGAAAATACTGCAGTAACTGCTGGTTCATATACTAGTGCTAATATTACAGTGGACGCTCAAGGACGTATTACCGCAGCTTCTAATGGAAGTGGTGGCGGCGGAGGTGGTGGTAGCAGTGCATTAAGTACACTTGCTTTTTTAAATTCTTAATAAATATTTTTAACAGGAGAAACACTATAAAGAATGGCTAATCCAAATATAATAAATGCAACAAGTATCTACGGAAAATCGGCTGGTCTTGCACTTGGAACTTCTGGTTCTGCAATAGTATCAAATCCGGCATCTAGTGGAAAAATTATTAAAATTAATACTTTAACCGTTGCTAACATCGATGGAACGAATGCTGCCGATGTTACAGCATATGTGAACAAAGCTGGTGTTAACTATCAACTTGCATGGACTGTATCAGTTCCTGCTGATGCAACTCTTGTTTTAATTTCAAAAGATACTTCAATATATCTTGAAGAAAATAATACATTATACTTATATGCAAGCGCAACTTTGGATCTGCAAGCATTCTGTTCTTATGAAGAAATTAGTTAATTATGGGATTTTATACTAAAAATGGTGGTTTAATTGGATTTGGTAATATAAGTGAAAAAAGAGGAGTTTATGATTTAATTGCATCACAAGTTATCGGTGATGCGCTATATTCATTTACTAGTTTCACATTTACTAGTGCAGGAGTAAGTGGATATCAAGGACCAACTCTTGCTCAGTGTCAAAGTGCATATTCTGGTGCTGTATTTTTGACATCTTATTTTTCTGTAAGTGGTGGAATACAGCAATGGACTGCTCCGGAAACTGGCACATATGAAATAGAGTTGAGAGGTGGAAGTGGTGGAGGTAATACGACAGGTACTTATAATCCACGTGATCCTGGACAGGGAGCACTTATCATAACAAGAGTTAACTTGACAAAAGGAACAGTTTATAATATTGTTGTTGGACAAACACCAACTGGTGCGGTATCTAAAAATGGATCTGCCGGTGGTGGAGGAACTTGGATTTATACTGGTTCTATTGGAGGTTCTGGTTTAATTGCCGTTGCTGGTGGTGGAGGAGGATGGGGACATGGAAATAGCACCAGCAATGGTGGTAACGGATTGGGTGGAAATAATAATTCCAATGGTGATAGTAGACGAGTTGCTGTAAATACTATTATTAATGGAAGAACTGGTAATGGTACTGGATCTACTAACGGTATTGGGTATGGTGGTGGACTTTCTACAACAGGAAGTTTTGGTGGTTCTGCTGGCGGTGCTGGTTGGTTGAGTGATGGTTCTGACCTTGCTAATCAAGCAGACGGTGGTCACAGTGGGGGATCACCCAATTGGCAAGGTGGTACTTCTACTGACACTACTGCTCTATATGGGGGATTTGGGGGTGGTGGAGGATCTAACGGAAATGGTGAAGGCGGCGGTGGCGGCGGCGGATATACTGGTGGTCCTGCTGGTAATGATTGGTCAGGTAGTACTTGGGGAAATGCTGGCGGAGGAGGATCTTATTGGACTGGAACACTTGTCTCTGCTACTGCAGGTGCTGATGGAGGAACTGGTGGTCATCTTAGAGCGAATGCAACAAATGGATATGCAAAAATTACTAGAGTATAGAGGTAGTATAAAATGAGAAGAAATTCAGGAATTATTGGTCAAAAACAACAAATATCTTTAACTAGTGCATCTGGTATACATGAAATTTTTGATAATTATAATGGGGAAATAGATGGTAAATGGCCAATAGTTAAGAAAGTTACAACTATATCTAATAGTAATGGTACAACTTTTCCTGAAGGTTCTACTTCAACTTTTAGTATAACTACAGAAGGATTTAATAATGGTGATATTGTTTATTGGACTATTGCTAATGTATCTGGTACTTCTTTGTCAGCAGCTGATTTTGATCTGGGATTAAGTGGAAGTATTACTATAACTAATAATACTACTAGTGTTGCTATCAAACCGACTGCTGATGGACTTGCTGAAAATAATGTTGTTAAATTGCAAATAAGACTAGGTTCAACATCTGGTCTAGTTTTAAATGAAACTGCTAATTTGACTGTAACTGATGCCGCACTTCCTGTCGGAACTGATATTACAACATCTTTCTACGAAATAAGCAATAGATTTATTAATTCGCAATCATATATGGGAACTACTAGTGACTATAATGGTCCATATGATGTTGGTCAAGTTCAAACTGATTTTACTGGTACGGGAAGAGTTTATATTGGAGTAAAAGTAACAGCATCAACCACTTTTTATAATGATATTCCAATCGCTGGTGTTCAGGTTATATCTGGAACTACTCTTGTAGCATCTTGGATCTTTAATACTAGTACTGGAGGTAGTGGTTCTGCATGGCAGACCTATACATCACAAATTGGTGGAACTTCTACTCAAGGTTTTCCTGTGACACCCGCAACGGCATCTGGTTATACCTATAGCAATATAACAACTGGTACTGGCACTGGTAAATTTACTTGGGCAACAGGCACTGGTTCAAGTTATACAGGTGCTGCAGATGGTATTGGTAATACATATAAATTATCTGCAGATGGTGGATTTAATACTCTCGCAACTGTAGGCAATGGAACAATTTCACAATCATCTGCCACTTATTATGCATATCGTGAGACAAGTGGGTCTGTACGATATTCTGGAACTGTTATGAGGAGTCCTACATACACTTTTAGTGGTGGAGAATATATAAGAGTTATTCATGCTCTTACGGGTCCTACCAGTATGGCTTCAACAATGAATGGAACTGATAGTTTATATGTTGCTGTTTATTAAGGAGATTTAAAATGCTTTATTCATACAAAGAACAATATCCAGGACCATTACCAGAAAGAATTCGTCTTTCTGATGGTAGCACGAGAACAGATTCTTCTACATTTACTGAAGAAGAACTCACTGATGCGGGGTATGTTGCTGCAGGAGATTCGCCACCTTTTGATGGTGATACTCAAAAGGTAGTTTGGAATGGTGTTGCATGGGAAGTTGTTTCATTAACCGCAGAAGAAATTAATTCTAGAACGGCAGAACTCTGGACAGAAGTTAGAGAAACTAGGGATTTAAAGATTAATGAAGTTGAATGGAGAGTTATGAGAAATTTGAGTGAAACTAGACTGGGTATTACTACTACAACTGATAGTATTTCTGATTTAGACACATACATTCAGGCACTCAGGGATATTACATCTTCCACAACAAATCCGTTAGAAGTTGTTTGGCCAACACTTGAAGAATTGAATTCTGGTGGAGATAGTTCAACTTCATGATATTATATGATATAATATTGGATAATATAGAGTCATCTAAATAAATCATTATGGTTCTTACAGAAGATATGAATTTTACAATCTATTCAAAAGAAGACTGTCCATATTGTCATAAAGTTAAGACTGTTTTAGAGTTGACAGGTAGTAAATTTGTGGTGTATACTCTTGGAGAGGACTTTACCCGAGAGCAGTTTTATGCTGAATTTGGTGAAGGATCTACCTTTCCACAGGTACTTTGTGATGAGAAAAAACTAGGAGGCGCAGTTGATACAATCAAGTTTCTCAAAGAACAACAAGTTGTCGGATCCTGACATAAATAAAAATAACCACAGTAATCGTGGTGTTGAATTCATTCTTAATGGAGGAAAAAGAAAGCAGACACACCCATTCCACATCATCTTTGAGAAGATGGTTTGCTTTCTAAATCGGGAAGTAAACATCTACTTTGAGTTTTCCTTTAGCACAAGGAAGAAAAGTTTAGTTTCCCGGAGAAAGAAAAATGTTAGCAGTTAGTTTAGTTTTTGGTTCGTTTTTGACAATTTTGTTTCTCATAATGGGAGTGGTGATTGGATGGACTGCACGAGAATATATGATGAATTATCGGGAAGTACCTAGACCTCATCCCGAAATGTTTGACAACCAAGGGAATTTAATACCTGATGAAGTAATCGCATTTAATTTTGAAAACTATCATGACAACAGCACCGAAGAAGAAGACTACGACGACTAAGACGACAACGGCAAAAAAACCAAGTTCTATTCAAGAACTTCCGACTAATGCACTTGCCTTTGAAATTTTGGATCTTGTTTCGAGACAGAGATCAAATGCAAAAAAAGTAGAGGTTCTTAAAAAGTATGAACATCCTTCATTAAAAGCTATTTTTATCTGGAACTTTGATGAATCCATAATTTCTGTTCTTCCTCAAGGTGAAGTTCCTTATTCTGGATATGATGAGCAGAACACTTATAGTGGAACACTTACAACTAAAATTAGTGAAGAAGTTCGTAAGATGCATGAAACCGGATCTTTTTCCTTGGGAACCAGTGATAAGCAGGGACACACCACAATTCGAAGAGAATTTAAGAACTTTTATCATTTCATCAAAGGTGGAAATGATGCGATGAATAATATTCGTCGTGAAACGATGTTTATCAATATTCTTGAAGGTCTTCATCCACTTGAAGCAGAGATTATTGTATTAGTAAAAGATAAAAAACTTTCCGATAAGTATAAAATCACCAAAGAAATTGTTGCAGAAGCATATCCTGATATTAAATGGGGAGGTCGTTCGTAATGGCAAATAAACTGGCAGATCCGCCAAAGAGAAAAGAAAAAACTATGGAACAACCTAGCATCAAACCATTAGGTCCAAAGTATGGATGTGAGGTTCTGCAAGAAAAAACCACACGTCAACTGGCAAACGATAAGACTCTCCCAAATGATGCGTATTTGATTACATATGTTGTTGATGGAGAAACTTATATGGACCTGACTCGTTGTAAGAGTCAGGTAAGTTTGTTTGATATGTACTATGATACTTATGGTGCATTATCAGTACAAAACATTGAGTATGGATACGGCACAGTCAATCCAAAACTCTGGGGCAATAAGGCACCCGAAACCAAAAAGCGAAAGTGATTCCCAAAATCGGCGGAAAAAAATCCCGGTAAAAATTTGCTCTCTAAGGTTTTTATAAAATGTATTATATTATACAAAACTATTTGACTATATAGAGAGAAGGGTATATAATACACTTATCGTTCATCGGGGAAACCCGACGCAAGTAAGTCGCGGAACGGAGCGTTCATCCCATGTTTGAATTATTACTTTATACAACCTTAAATTGCTCTGAGGCAAGAGAATTAATTTCCTCTATCAGAGATCATTCGGATCTACCTGATGCCGTAAAGGTTGAGCTTGTAGAAACGATTAAGGACGCTGTAACAGTAAGAGATTTTTGTAACTGGGACGCAAACGACTGAAGGAACGGGAATACGGATCCTGCATAAGCAGAGAAGGTTAACTTTCCATTTCTTTAGGAGTAAAATCATGGCAAAGGTAGTTTATCGTGGTGTAACATACGACACCGTAGAGCGTCGTGAAAAGCAACACGCAAACCAACAAAAGCGTTGGTTTAGTGAAATTTATCGTGGTATTAAGCATGATAAACAGGTAATAATTGTAGGAGGAGAGGAATGATCTTTCAACTCTTAGGACTTAGTTCTTTGGGTATGATAGCATTCATTAGTCTAATTTACGGAGAAGTTTTACTTCTTAGTAAAATTCAAAAATGATCTTGGAGGGGGGGGTTGACTTCCCCCCTTTTTTTGTCTAAAATATGTGGAGTAAGGACCTTTTTATGGATAGAGAAAGACTTAAATTGATTGTTCGAAACCTAGAACTATTGGTAGACTCACTAAAAGCAGAAATTTTGTCCGATGTTGACGCATATAAATATGAAAGTCAAGTCGATCCTTATGTAAGTTACGACGAAGTTTTTGAGGACGACGATGACTGATAGAGCAACTAAACTTTTAAAACTCCTGAAAAGAATGTTGAAACAGGAGCATCTTTATACCGAAGAACAAATTATAGAGATGAAAAGAAATATTCGTTCGGTAGAAGAAGAACTTGATAGAATTAAACTAGAAACATCAAAAGGATTTAAGAAATGAACGCAAAACTGGTAAGTATCACTCCTGATGCCGAAAAGACCATGGCATATATTGCCCGTGTGTCAAATCCAAACAACCAAGACAATGAGAATTTTTCTGGATTGTTGAAGTATTGTATCAAGCACAATCACTGGTCTGTATTTGAGCAGAGTTATATGACACTGGAACTCAAGTGTTCCCGTGCAATCGCAGCTCAAGTGCTGCGCCATAGATCCTTTACATATCAAGAATTTTCACAACGCTATGCGGATTCAACTCTTCTTGGTGAAGAGATTCCTATTCCAGAATATCGTCGTCAAGATGTAAAAAATCGTCAAAATTCGATTGATGATCTCGATCCAGTAACTGTAGATAAACTGGAGCGTCAGACAAAGACATTATTTGATTCTGCTATGGCACTCTATGGTCAAATGCTTGATCTTGGTGTGGCAAAGGAATGTGCTCGTATGGTGCTTCCTCTGGCAACGCCTACCAAAATCTACATGACAGGATCATGTCGCTCATGGATCCATTATATCACTCTGAGGACTGGTAATGGCACTCAGAAGGAGCATATGAAACTTGCCCTAGATTGTAAGCAAGTCTTTACTGAACAGTTTCCTACGGTTGCTGAGGCGCTAGAGTGGGTCTAAATATTTTTGTATTGAATTCATAACAATGCCTACATATCCTGTTGTAAATAAACAAACTGGTGAACAAAAAGAAGTGACAATGAGTTACACTGTTTGGGATCAATGGAAAGAAGAAAATCCTGATTGGCAACGCGACTGGTCAGATCCTTCTACATGCCCTTCTCCTGGAGAAGTTGGAGATTGGAGAAATAAACTTAAGACAAAATATCCTGGATGGAATGATGTGCTTGGAAAGGCACAGAAAGCACCTGGATCTACTGTAAAAAAATTGGGGTAACATGGCAAGAAGAAAAAGAGCATCTGCAGAGCAACCAATTGGGGTTGGACTTACGACAAAGCAGATGAAGAGGAAAAAACCTCTGAGCCAAGAATATTTGGTGGATATTGATCCACTTACGGAAAATCAAAAAACATTATTCAATTCTTATAAAGAAGGAAAACATTTAGTTGCCTATGGTTGTGCTGGTACAGGTAAAACATTCATTACACTTTATAATGCCCTGATGGATGTTCTTTCAGAGCACACGCCATATGAAAAAGTATACCTTGTAAGATCACTGGTTGCTACCAGAGAAATTGGATTTCTTCCTGGAGATCATGATGATAAGGCAGATATTTACCAAATTCCATACAAGAATATGGTGAAGTATATGTTCCAAATGCCATCTGATGCCGATTTTGAGATGCTTTATGGCAATCTAAAATCACAAGAGACCATTAAGTTTTGGAGTACATCATTTCTTCGTGGAACTACTCTTGACAATGCCATTCTGATTGTCGATGAATTTCAAAACATGAATTTTCATGAGTTGGATTCTATTATTACTCGTGTTGGGGAAAATACCAAAATTTGTTTCTGTGGAGACGCAAGTCAGTCGGACTTGACGAAATCAAATGAAAGAAATGGTATTGTTGACTTTATGAACATCTTGCGTAAAATGCCATCATTTGATATAATTGAATTTGGAATCGAAGATATTGTTCGTTCCGGTCTTGTCAAAGAATATCTTACAGCAAAAATTGATGCAGGTTTTTAATGTTTAATCATATTGATTTGAATCTTCCATCTCTCGACAGAGAAACTATTGATGGAGTTCGTTATTATAAAGTACCAAATCAAGAAGATCTTATTCGACTGGTCTCGATTACATCGGTGACCAGTCATTTTAATAAGGAAATCTTTGTAAAATGGCGCAAAAAAGTTGGTGAAGAAGAGGCAAATCGGATTACCAAGGCTGCTACAAGTCGTGGTACTGATATGCACACTCTTGTTGAGCATCATCTTAAAAATGAGGATTTACCAAAAGTTCAACCGATTTCAGATTTTCTCTTTAAAATCTCTAAATCAACACTTAATAATATAAATAATATTCATGCTTTAGAAAGTTCCCTATATAGTAAGGAACTTGGTATTGCTGGGACTGTTGATTGTATTGCTGAATATAACGGTGAGTTAGCGATAATCGACTTTAAGACATCTGCGAAACCAAAACCAGAAGACTGGATCGAACACTATTTCGTTCAGTGTATGGCATATGGATGTATGCTTTACGAAATGACCGGTATTATGGTCAAAAAACTTGTGATCATCATGGCATGTGAAAATGGAGAATGCGTCGTTTATGAACAAAGAGACAAAGCAAAGTACATCAAACTCCTCGACAAATATATTAGAAAGTTTGTTGGAGATAAACTGGAACAATATGGAACCAAACAAGGAACTGGAACAAGCGATAGAGAAGAAGTTTCTAACGCCGTCTAGGTTTGCCCTAGAGATTGAAAAAATCGTTGCCGAAGAAAAACTCAATTATATTGATGCTATTTGCCACTATTGCGAAATCAATCAGATTGAGGTAGAATCGGTTACTAAGTTAGTATCAAAACCACTCAAAGAAAAATTGAAGTGGGATGCGACTCAACTTAATTTTATGAAAAAAACTTCAAGAGCAAAACTTCCTCTATGATTGTGACCCCATTTGATACCTATCAACATTATTTGTCACTCAAAAATCATTTTACAAATCCAAAATACGATTTCTTTAAGTACGGAGCAAAAACCCGTGCCAGTATGGCATCCTTTAATAAAAGAAAGGATAAGTACTGGTTTGAGAAGACTTCTCGTAAGTATTCTGATAAAGAAATCGTAGATTTTTTAGTATCTAATTTTGTTGCCTCTACTAACCCAGAAAACTTATGGATTGGAGAAATTATCAATTCTGGCGAAAGAAACTACGCCGAGTGGATGAAACGACAGCAGAGTTTGAGTTACTTGTACAGAGAACAAATGCAAGAATTCTTCTCGGAAAACAAATTAGAGGATGCTTTCAATTGTTCCAACGGACATCCACCGATACTCAAAAAGTTCCTTGGTGGAGAAATATCCATTGAGACTTTATCAATCTGTGAAAAGATATTTTGTTTTAGAGAAAGATTTGATAAAAAACTGCTAGACCCTGTGTGGGAAACCGTAAGTTTAAAAATTCAAAAATATAATCCATTCCTAAATATTGATATGTTCCGTTACAAAAAGATTTTGAGGCAGATTGTAGATGAGTGATTTTTTCGAGTCAGAAATCGTCATGGAAGAACTCCGTGAGATTAATAAACTTCAAGAGGAAATCTATCTCAATATTATGAAATTTCCTCATATGAGTAAAACTGAACAAGTGGAGCATGTTGATAAACTATCTACATTATTAGAAAAACAAAAAGTTATGTATGCTCGTCTGTCATTATCAGACGATCCAAAAGCATTAGAGATGAAGAAAAATCTTCAAAAATCCATGACACTTATGGGATTTTCCCCAGACACTGACATGAACTATCTGTTTAATACTTTTGGTGCGACCATTGATTCTCTCAGAGAAAGTCTTGACACCTGAGGGCAACGCTGTTATACTATCCAAGTCGATCCAACAAACCCGACAAATCCAAAAAATCCGAGGTAATCCGAATGTCTTTTGCTGATCTTAAAAAGCAATCCAAACTGGGCTCTCTGACCGCCAAACTGGTCAAAGAAGTCGAAAAAATGAGTAATGCAAACGCTTCAGGTGATGAGCGTCTGTGGAAACTCGAATGCGATAAGAGCGGTAATGGTTATGCCGTAATCCGTTTCCTTCCTGCTCCTAACGGCGAAGATCTGCCGTTTGTGAAACTCTATTC